ACCTGCGGCTGGGGCGGGGACATAGCCAGCAGTTCCAGCCGTTCCTGTGCTGGCCCCGACCATGTTGACAGGAGTTGTTCCTCCTCCACCTCCACCAAAAAAGCCCATCGCTTAACCCTGCCTTCCGATTAGACGCGCTGTTCCTGTGCTTGTAATTGCTGCAATCGCTCCCGTCGGGATATAGCTTCCCTCAAATGTAATGCCTTGACCGCTTGTCAACTGAACTCCATCGGAGGTTGTTGCCGTTCCGTTTGTATCAATAAATGCAGTACCACTTGTGCATTGAACCAAAAGATATTTTCTATTTGTATTTGATGAAAACAATGTTCCATTGGTTGTTCCTGCGGTTAGAGTTCCAATGGTGGTTGTTCCGTATGTTTGGTTTACATTTACACGCCCGGTTGTGTCGGTTGAAATAGCCCTAAGATTTGTCCCATCCGTGCCTGCATAAAGATTGGCAACGCCTGGAGCAGCAGATCCATTTGTTCCAGCAGACGAAAGCATGACATCCAAACGCCTGCTTGTTCCAGACGTTGTGGATGTTATTGAGTTGCCAGATCCATCTCTAAGATTTGATAAAACAGTTCCGCTGGAAACAATAATGCCATCAGCCACATCCGCCTGTAGCGTTGTGAGCAATGCCTCAATGTCTGTTAAGTTTGCATTGATGGACATGGTTCCGCCTGTAAGCGGTCCCAAGCTCTCAATAATCTGATTCCACTGACGACCCATGACGGGCCTCCTTTAGTCCTTACGGACGTAAATAGCCAAACCGCCGCCGGTCAACGCCACCTGGTCGATGTCACCATGAACCGTGACACCAGCCGCAAGCGTTGCCGTGCTGGTAGCACCACTAATCACCAAGGTTGCTGTAGATTGCGTAAGAGCGGTCACCGCATCGTAGCTTCCAGTATTAGTGGAAGCTGACGATGCAATGATCGTCCCGCCATCACCCAATGTAAGGCGAGATAAGAGGCGCATTAGCTGTGCAACGCGATGCGGTAAGAAGTTCCGTTGAGCGTCACATTCAGCGAGGCAGGAGCAGTAGCCACGGTGTTAACCGTGCCGCCACTGCTGGAAGCCGTGATCTCAAACACATTGGTGAAGCCCTGGGTGTCAAAGCGCAGAGCGCGACCCTTGGCTTTACGCTGGGAACGTACAAATTCATTAGCCATATTATTTACTCCTTAAAGCCGCCGCACGTTTGATGCTATCTGGCGTGTATTGGCTCTTAAACCTACTGCCAAGTTTTTGTTCTTGGCGGTAGTACCCCTTCATAAGATTGGTTTGATTGACACCCAGCGGATTGTCGAGGGGTTCGCCAACCCCCACTAGGGCCAATCTTGCAGGCACTTGGAATCTTTTAAGATAACGCGGGACTTTGTCCCTTTCAGCCACCGCCTTTTCCAGTTCGATGACCGATCCATTTCTGGTGTCCTCGTACTGGTAAATAGGCATATTAGCTGTAGTTCTCCTTATCGGATTCCTCGGCCAACTTCATCATTCGCTCTTCTTCAGACATCGAATCCTCACCCTCGGCCTTATCTTCCGATTTGTCCTTGGGTTCATTCTCGGTCATGGCGTGTTCCACATTAACGTGGGCAATGCCATTCTCGATCATGTGAATCGTGCCAGAAAGTTCAACAGAATCGCCAACTTCCGGGGCAACATCTTCTCCGCCATCGTTTACTTCAAACTTTGACAGGGGCAACATCACCATTCCGGATTTCATCATTTTTTTCATCGGCTTCTCCGTTGCGGAAGAAGCTGGGGAGGTTTTATCCTCCCCAGCTTTTCCAGGGCGACCCATAGCAATAACTAGGGTACCCATTTAATTCTTAGCTGTAGTTCGACTTGCTGAACAACACTCGGAAGAACCGAGGGTCCAACTGCTTGGCCGCGTAGAACGTCTTGAAGGACGCCACGATGCGCTGGCCGTACGGGTCGGATTTGTCAGGAGCGTCGATGATGGTGACCTTCGGAGCGAAGGGCGAACCAGAAGCCACAATCGATGACAAGCTGGGAACTCCGAACGCTCCTCCGCCGAGCAACACGTTCGCGTAGGCCGCGCCGGTGCTGTTGGTGGCTTCACCAACGCCAGAGGCGGAGGTGTTGAACGTCTGCACGTTGGTGCTGGAGATCACGCTAACGCCGAAGAGTTTTCCAACTTCACCACGGAAGATTTGATCCGGGGCGGAATAGCTGGAAACCTTCAACCAATCATCATCCTGCTGGAGATCGCGGATGACGGCAGGGTGCGCCACGAGGGCGTAGCCGTCCTTGATCTTAGGAGCACGAGCGATGAACAGCGAGGTTGCACCGTCTAGGAGGTCGGTGGCCGTGATGCTGGAGTTGGGGGTGGAGTTGGTCGCAAAGGTCGTTCCGTTGGTGCCGTTCTGGGCATAACGGGCATACGACTTCGTGGCAACGCCGGTACCAGTGCTGGTGGAAGAGTCCTGCACCAACGCACGATGACACAGGGTGTCGGCGTGGAGGGCGGCATCTTCACCAAGCTGCTTGGTTGCTTGGGCGAGGTGCGAGAAGAGTTCGGTGGCCAAGAGAACGTCCGTGAGGATGATCTTGGATCCGTACTGCACCAGGGTGGCTTCAACCGAGGAGAGGGTCAGATCACGCTCGTCACCGCTGACGGCAGTGGTGCCTTCAGACAGGTTGGCGATTGCGCTGATCGACGGATCTCCAAAGCGGAAGAACCGAATCGTTTTGTTCCCGCCCGTTTTGGTGGGGTAAGGAACCTTCATTGCGAACTGCTCCATTTGGAGCAAGGGGAGCGCACGCTCCAGCAACGCCTTCGAGAAGTACGTCTGGAACTGCGCCGAGACTGAACCAGTGGTAACCATATTAGTTTATATCCTTTTGTTGTTTGGGCGACCTAGCTTCTGTCAGCTTCCACCGCCATCCTCATCAGCTCCTTTTCCTGCTCCTCTAGGGAGAGTTCATGGAAAGCCTTTGACTTTTTAGGCGCGGACGGTTGACCCGATGCTGGGGTCGTCGCTTTTCTGAGTTGGGCGATCTCTCGCTCATACTCTGCAACCTTTTTTTCCAAATCGGAGGCGGCCTCCGCCTTGATCTTAACCTTGGCAATTCCAACAGCATCATTGATGCCGTTTGGATAGTTCCTAAGAATTGCATGATTTTGAAGCATCTCCGATACGGCCTTGTACAACTTGCTTGAGGAATCTTTTAGATCAGGATTTGCCTCAACCTCTTTAAGCAAATTTTCGTCCCATGACTTTTTCAGCTCTTGCTGAATTTTTGCCTGGCTTTCCTTTTGCTCCTCAGTCTCGACTTCTGTGGCTTTTTGGTCAGCGAGTTTTGCAAGATCGTCGCGGCCTTCCTCACGATAGCTCTTTGCCGCCTCTCGGTAATCTTCCGCGCTAAAGCGGCGACTTCCGCTCTTCTGCGCTTCAGCACCAGACTGTGCAGCCTCTCTTTGGGCTTTGGCGTTTTCAATGGCTTCTCGCTCCGCTTTTAATCTTGCTTTCTCAGCCCGAACATCTTCCCACTCCTTTTCAAGACGTGACTTAGCCTTCTCGTAACGGGACGGCTTCTTCTCTTCGGAAGCCGACTCCGACTTGGTTTCTTCGGGTTGCGTTGTTAAAGAACTTTTTGCTTCCTCGGATTTCTCCTTGGCAGCAGGTGCTTCACTCGAAGCATCCTCGTTTGTTTTGGCTTCTTCAGCAGGCGCGGGTGTCTGCTCGGTATCTCCGCTTGAAGTTTCCTCTGTTTTTGCTTTCTCTTTCGGCTCATCCTCTGGGACCGTTTCCAGTCCTGCATCGGCTGCTGCCGCAAGTTTCAACATATCCAGTTCGGTAACTTCCGGTGAATCTGCCATTTTGACCCTTTCTTACACTTTCAGGCAGGGGAGTCATTCCCGCCCAAAGGTTAGTTTGCTACTGGTTCATCCTCTCCATCACCGTAGCCAGCAATGGCGGAGTTTAATTTTGTGGTTGCAAGCGACTCGATGGTCGCAACACAACCTCTAAACCCTTTAGCATAACCACAGGCATCCGCAAGTCCCTCTGGTTTCTTCATCACCGCAGACGCATTTTGGCGTAAAGTAAGATTAAGTAAGATCAAGCTTAACCGCTTGCCTGTGGCAGTTCCAAGAAAGGCAGTCAACGCCTTCTCGTCCCCTTCCTGCCATTTTGGTTCATCAACCCATTCCTGGGTACGGATAAAAGCCAACGCTGCCTTTAGTTTTCTCACAGCTTTACCGCCCAGCTATCACCCTGGAAAAGTACGGCTTCTTTGCCTGTAAGCGTCTCGGCCACAGCCTTTTGCACATCCTTGAAACTCCAATCGTGTCCAGCAAGGATCGCTCCATCACGAAGCTTCGGCCTCCAACCCTTGATGTCAGCCAAGACCGCTTCGTACCTATGATCGCCGTCCACATAAATAAAATCTAAA